CATCTCTGGGGTTGGTGCTGGTTCTGGTGCAAATGCTTTTTCGATAACGTTCTCTAACGCTTGCCCCTTTTGGCGGCCTTGGATAACAGCAGCGATACGCCCGATAATCTCTGAAGGGTCTTGGCCTTGCGCTGCGAGAGCAGGTATTGCTTGTGCATACTGGGCAACAGCAACGCGCAAAGAATCGCGCATCTCTTCAATATCAACACGTTGTTCCTCTTGTGTAACGTTAAGGTCCATTGGAATCTCACGACGGACATAGTCGCGTGAGACGAGTTTGTCTGAACGCATTTGTAGCAAAGCAATGATGGCACGGTTAGGATCCATACCAGACATAATTCCGTAACGTACATCTACGCCGTACTCACCCTTAATATCACGAGATGGTGTGTACTTTAGAATGTAAGGAGTTCCGTCATCAGAACCCTTAATAGTCTTAGGGATTCCGCCAAAGATCTTCTCGTCTGCTTCAAAGCAGATTGCAGCAAGCTCTTGGAACATACGAGCAAACTGTGCTTGTGCTGCTTTAATCTGTGTATCGAATCCAGCTTGTAGCGCTTGTACACCACGACCAGTGACAACGGATGCGTCAATGTTACCTGAACGAGATTCAGGGTAACGAGCACCCATACGAAGTTCACGCTCTAGAACGCCGGACTCTGTAAAAACTCCAGCAGGTAGTTCTAGCGGTACACGACGGATACCTTGTGGATTAGCAGAACGCATAATCGCATCAGGACCGAGTGCAAGTTCTTGTACATCTTGTGGAATAGCAATAGGTGCTTGGATAGACTTCTCAGCGGCTTGGATCTGCAAGATAGCAAAGCGAGCACGAGCGAGTTGTACAGATAACACATCATCAAACTGACCGCGTGCTTCTCCGTCAAGAGATGAACGCATAATGACAGATGCCATTGCTTTACCTAATACGTTAGGTGTCTGAGATAGAACTAGGTTCTTACGCTCTGGGAGGTAGAGCAGGTCCTGATCTTTATCGTGGTACTTAACCATTGAGATATACGGTGAAGATAGTTGATACTGATTGCGACCTAGGATCTGATCGTAGAACTCTGGGTATTGCGATGCTAATGTTTCTGCATCTGTAACAATAACCTGTGTAATAGATAGAACTCGACCATAACGGTCTAACTCTGGGTATGTACCAAATGGGTTAAGCATACGGATACGAGGATTGTTATCATCGTAATCCATCTCAACCATACCAACACCTAGACCGTAGGTGTTATACCAGTCGGCTGCGGTGTACATCTGCAGTTGCAAGTCAGAGTTTGTTACATAAAAGTTGGCAATACGGGTACGAGTATCTGCGGCTTTACGGGCAGCGTCTGAAACCATATTAGTTGCTGAGCAATTAAAGGATGGCAATGGTGCCATTGCTTCTGCTAGGTCACGTGCTGCTACGTCAATGAAGTTGGCGACTAGAGGCTTTGGATAGTCCTCTGAGAACATAGAAGGAAATACCTTTGAGATATCTCCTTGACGCACCGAAAGCACATCGCGCATACGTTGGTCACGCGCTGATGAGCGTGTACGTAGCCGCGATAGTTTCGCGTCAATTTCTTTGACTGATAACAATGTGGGGTCCTTAAATTAATAGCCGCGCTTGAGTTTTTCTTGGGCTTTCTTCTTCTTGTTTGATTCTTGCATTTTGGCACGCATTGCAACCTTGTCACGGTCAGACTTTAGACCGGCAGAGGTTGTGCGGATTGCAGCATCAATGGCTTTCTTTGCATCTTTTGCAGATAGACCAGAATCTTGAGCGCGCTTCATTACGCGATTGTAGGCTTCTTTATTAACATTAGTGACTGTTACTTTACTAAAGTTTTTTCCTTTAGTTTCACCTTGAAAACGTTCTCCGCCAGTTTTTACTTCTTTATTAGTTAGATCTTTTATTTTTGCTTTATTTGTTCTTTTTAATGTTTGAGCCATTTCACCTGATGCGGCTTCGTCAGATCTTTCATAGTATTTTGTATTTTTTTGCTTTGCAGTCATACCCATATAATCAGCACTATTAACATCTTTTACTGGCTTTGTGGGCTTTTTGTAAACTTCTGTAGTTTTTCCGTAGGCTGCTTCTTTAGCGCTTTTAGTTGTTACGTCAGAGCGAAATCTGGCGCTCTCGTTAGACTTCTTTGGTTTAGCCATTGCTATCTCCCTGTTTTCTTTGTTGAAGGCTTAGGTGTTGGTTTGGTTTTATTTTTATTTAATACTTTTGCCGTACCTATACCTATTGCCGCACCCACTGCGCCACCGCCTACAGTGCTAGCGGCAAGCTCGGCGTTTTCTTTTGCTTTTTCTTTTGCAACCATTTTTTTAACAACTTTTTTAGCACCTGCTGTTTTAATATTTCGGGCTGATAAATCTGCATTTCTATTAAATTTAACTGAAACACCTGTTGATGGATTAGTTACTTTTACTTTACCAGTTGCAGTTTTTTTGACCGTATAAGTCTTAGTCGCTGTTTTAATTTTTGTAGGAATTGCTTTCTTAGCTACTTGTTGTGCAGCTTTTTTGGCTGCAAGTCTGCCAGCTATTGCTGCAGCTCCGGCTACTATTGCTGGTATTGGCATTACAACTCCCTAAATGATTCTCATTTTGTTTTGTTCTGCGAAAGCCTCTTCGATATTAATGACTGTTCGCTTGCCTAGCTCGTGCCGAGATAGGAATGGGTTTTTCATATGGTGCGTGGCATACTGTCCATAGTTGAGCATCTCGCGTGCGCGGATCTCACAGAACCAAAGAGCCATAACCATATCGGTCTTACCCTTAGTCGTTGGAGTCCAGGTAATTAACTGCTCAATCAAAGCCTTGACATTCTCAGTCTGATCACTTGGCAGATGTATTAAGTTATCTCGATGGTGCTTACCATCAAACTGCTTAGTACCGAAAAGGGTAGACATAGAAGCCACACCGAAACCGGAATCCCATTTGTTAGAACCAGTGTGGTGTTCCTTGAACTGCACGCCTCGTGAGGCTAAGTGCATACGGATACCTTCGTCTTGTGTTAAGAAGGATTGGAAGGCGTTCTTTTCGATGATCCACTCGGAAGGAGAGTAAAGGGCTGTCCAATCAAAAATAAGATTACGGATATCGGCTGGAGACGGACGGCTAATCTTAATAGCATCTACTATGTACCTCTTGCTAGTTGATCGGTCAATGGCATAGCAGATAGCTGCTGTATCGCCAATCATTGCAGGATCTAGTCCACATATATAAGTAAAGCCGTTTAAGTCTTTAGGATGACCGGGCCAGCCTGCAACTAAGTTGCCAGACTTGCGCATACCGTCAATAGAACCTTTGACACATATAGGATCAAAGGCAGCGTTTTCAGATATGTCTTGCTGCTGATATACTAAAGCCCAGGTACTTGCATCCATCGCTTGGCGTTCGTTGTAAAGGTTGCGACCAGACCAGCGCGGATATAAACCGTCTTCGTTCTTATCGGCCTCTTCTTGTCCATCAAAGGGGGCATCGCTTGCAGGCCAAAGAGTCTCCCACTTGTCAGGGTCTTCATCGGCTGTAAGAAGGGCCGGCATTGCTAAATACTTCCAAGGAACCTGACCGCCAGGGTAGCGATCTTCTGAGCGTAGCTCGCGGTATAGGTCAACGGAGGCTACACGTGTTCCGATAATAATAAGTTTACCTGTAGGGTTCAAACGAGATCGGACGTCTTGGGTCAGCCAGCGGATCTGTTTTTCAAACTCATTGGCGTTCTTTAAGGTGACAGCGTCATCTACAATAATCATATCGGCACGCTTGCCGTAGATCTGACCACCGATACCGACGGCCTCAATGTTCGGATCCTTTTCAGATGACTCGCGGAGTTCATCACCAAAGGTAACGCGGGTTGCCTGCCACGAGGCAGACTTGGAGTTAAACCCTACGCCAGCAGCATAAGCGCTCTGCAGATCTGCATACATAGGATGGGTCAGACGTTGCTTGATGGCGTAGAGAAAGTCGGCAGCTAGTTGCTGCGTCTGGGAAACAATTAGAACTCTAAAGTTCGGATTACGGGCTACCTGCCACGTCACATAGTCTACGGTGACCGTAATGGACTTTGCGTGGTTTGGCGGAATATTTATAAGTACGCGGTTGCTAGCAAGGCCCGGTTCAAATTTCATACTGGGGTGCAGCCACGAAGGCTCACGACCTTCGATTACATCTATCAGATTTACCTGATGTGGAAAAGTCTTGGAGTGCAGGAACTTCTCGCGGAATTCAACGAAGTCAATATCGTGAACGTCGCCGCCCTGAAACTGCTTGTCCTTTAGACCAAGGCGGGTTCGGTCTACCTTGTCTGCAAAGATCTTATCGGTGCGGCGGTAATACTCGTAAGTCTTAATTGACTTACCGGCGGAGGCAGTAGCTGCCTCAACGGTCATACCTTCTGCGACAGCGCCGAGAATAATTCTCTTGGCGATGTCGGCGGAATTATCTGCCACGTATTCCTCCTAAAGATAACGCCTGATTTTTTATCAGGCTCTAGGGGAATTTAGCGGATCTAATATTTAGATAGAACTATCCCGATTAAAAGCACCGCGGTGTCGGGCTTAGCGCCCGAAGGAGCCACAGCGAACTGAGGGGTAAGTCAGTACTCGGCCTAGGGGCCTCGTAAGAGGCAACCGCAACGGGTCGCAAAGGTCTTCCCCGCTTTGCTCCCCTACTGTATATAAGGCAGGAAATTTAACGCATTTCCCGTTTTGTTTCTGTGATGTTAGTCACACTGCTATAAGTCCTGCTCAGACGGCATATCC